ATAAGGTCTGCTATGATCGAGAACCTTATGGGAGGTCATAAAGCAAGTATAGGACTTGTGAGGGATGAGCTTAACGGCTTCTTTGAGTCTATGAACCAGTATAAGAGTAATGGAGGGGACGAGAAGGAGATATACCTCCAGATGTATGACGGAGATGACGTGAATATCAGGAATAAGAATGAATTCATAAGGATTAAGGGAGCCTGTCTTAGTGTGATCGGGACCATCCAGAATAGCATCTATAAGAGTGCTTTTATGAACAATGTGGACAATGGTCTTTTGGACCGCTTCATATTCTCAGTCTCAGCAGATAAGGACAGAGATGTTGACCCCTATGCCGAGTTCAATAGTGGAGTTGAAAAGACGTACGACAAGTATATGGAGGGCCTTATTGATGCAGATGAGGGTTATGAGTACGAACTGTGCGCCAAGTGCAAGGATGTGGGGCGAGATGTCAAGAGATACTTGACTAGTGTAGATGATGCCTATGACACTGGAGCATCCCCTAAATGGTGGGTTCAATTCCATAAATTTGCAGGGATTATGGCTACAGTCTGGCAACAGGACATAGATGTTAAGATCATGAGGAGGGCCGAGAAGCTTATAAAATTCTTCGTCTCTCAATTCTTGGAAGGGTCCAAACATTTAAACTCTCATGCAAGTGATGAAATTAGCCTCAAAATCATCGAAATGATAAAAGAAAGAGGAATGGTTAGTTCGAGCGAAATTACAAGAAAGTTTCGAAATGCACAAGATTCAAAGATTGCTTTGGAGGGCTTGATCGATGACGGCATAGTGAAATGTGAAGAAATGAAGACAAATGGACGCAAAAAAATGGTCTTCATGATGGAGGAAATTTAATGATTTGGGAAAGAAGCCCCCTATTTTACCCCTTTTTTCCAAGAAAATGGAAAGAAGTTGGGAAAAAAGATTTCACATATGTGAGTCTATTAAGTACTTATATTATAAGTACTTATATATATATAATAATATATATATATATATATATTATTAATAATTACTACTTTTTTCCTTTTTTCCAGACCCCCCTCGATTTTTTTCTGTTTTTTGGATTTTTAAATTTTCAAATTTATTTTTCATTGTTCTTTTCCTTGGAATTTATGGAAAAAAGGAAAGAAGTTTGTAAGTATCTGAAAAGCAATGAGTTAAGGCCGAATCTTTTTTCCATCTTTTTTCCATTGGTATGGAAAGAAGGGGGTGTATGAGCGCTAAAGAGTTGCAAACCAAGTACTTAGCTATCCAAAAACGTGGGAAATATGTTTTAACAATTGTGAATGATTTGCAGTTTGCAGCACAGAGGAAACAGGTCATGCAGATGTGTGAGGACTGGGTACGCGAATCAGGCGATTTAAGGGTGTATACGTGGCATCCAATCAAAAAGATGATAGATAGGTCCACTGAGGAGCAGAAGGGCCTAGAAGGGCGGTTTAAGGCCGGTTTAGAGTATCTTATAAATAACAGGGATAAATACTCTGAGAAGGATTGGTTGAAAGGTGTTAGGAGGTTGATTAAGATTTGGGACCGGATGGAGCTTGAAATTCCTACTTGGCCAGAGCTTAGGGGGGAGATATGAGACTAAGACCGCACCAAGAGAAAGCAGTTGCCGACATTATGGAGCCAATGGGCAAGTGGGGGCTTGCTATGCTTTCTGGAGAGACTAGAACGGGGAAGACCCTGGTTTCCTTTGAGGTTGCTCATAGAGTTGGGGGGGATTTCTTGGTTGTCACTAAGAAAAGCGCAATTCCTTCAATTAAAGCTGACTGGGAAGAGGTTGGTGGGGGTGATCAGATGCAGTGCATTAATTTCGAGTCTGTTCATAAGGTGAAAGTGGGAGAGGGAGGTATTGACCTGATTGTGATTGACGAGTGTCATTACGGGATCAGTGGATACCCTAAGCAGTCTAAGGCTTGGAAGGGGCTTAATGAGTTGTTTTTGAAGACTAAGGCTAAGGCTTTGTTAATGTCTGGTACTGTTGCTCTTGAGAGTAGAGCGCAACTTTATCATGAGATGAATGTTACTTGTAGAGGACCTTTTATTGAATTTGCTACGTTTTACGACTGGTGGAATCCACCGGAACACTACAAGGTATTTAGACAATGTGGGGCTTTTGGGCAATATGGAGCATCTAAGCGGATTGGGATGGATATGGAGGTCGTGGACTATGCGAAAGTGCAGGATTCGAAGGTTGAAAAGGCTGTTGCCCCCTACGTTGTGACCATGACCAGAGAGGAGGCTTGTTATCAGGTTTTGGAGGCGAAGGTTATACCAATAAAGTTGAATAATAGCAAGTTATCTTGGCTTGTTAAAAAATTAACAAGGGATAAAGTTCTAGAGGTTACGGACATTGACGGGGGACTTAGGACCTGTGTTTATGACGGGCCAGCGCAAGTTCTTCAAGGATGTCACATGTTAGCAGGGGGGACGCTCATTGACGATGAGGGGGAGGCTTTTGTGTTGGGCATGGAGTATGAGCCGTTTTATAGAGCTAACTGGATACGGGAAGGGATGCAGGAGGGTAAGAAATACGCTATCCTTACGAATTATATCAAAGAGAGGGAGCTTTTACTGTCGTTCTTAGGTGATCTTGCAACCGACTCACTGGAGGAGCTGAAAGAGACGGACAATTTTAGATGCTTTGTTGGGTCTTTATCTTCTAACGCTGAAGGAGTGGACATGCACTGGCTTACAGGTTCGCAGATTCTATACAGTCTTAACTGGTCAGGTTCGAAATTCTCTCAAGTCTGTGATCGGCAACTCAATTTCTTTAGAAAAGAAGAAGCCAAGGTTGCAGTGCCTATGCTTGAAGGTGGGGTCGATGAGGCGGTGTTGGATGCCGTTAGAGGGAAGACAAATTTTAATGCTAGTTTTTATAGGGCTATGAAGTGACAGAACAGAAGATTCAAAAAGACATTGTGAAATACCTTGAGTCTAGAGGGGCTTATGTCGTGAAAGTGGTTAAGGCTACCAAGTCTGGGGTTCCAGATGTTGTCGCTTGCCTCAATGGACTTTTTATTGCAATTGAGGTCAAAAAACCTGGGGGGAAGGTTAGCAAGCTTCAGGAGTACAATATCTCCAAAGTCCGTGATAGTGGGGGATTAGCTTTTGTGGCTTATGGAGTGGAGGATGTTAAAAATTATTTTGAGGAGTGCTCTTGACTATCTGGGTCCCGAACTATAATTAAGTCATCTTATTTGTGGAAAAGAGAAGATGGAAAAATATAAAAATGTTATCAGTGGCGAGGTGCAGACTCGCAATAATTGGATTAATGAAATTGACTCTCAAGGCTGGCACATCTCTGACTGGGGGATTGAATATGATACGGCTGAGGAGTATTTTGAGGATGCCGTTAATATCGGTAATTTGGTGAGGCTTTAGGGATGTGGACTAGGTTCTATGATATGTCATCGGGAGGAAGTGAGAAACTTGACTTTGATGAGATTTATATTGAGGCTGATTATAAGGTTGCATGTTCTGTATTTGAAGAAAAGTTTGATAGGGACCCTACAAACGTGACATGTATCTGTTGTGGTCCGGATTACTCAATAGGAACAGAGGAGACTTTAGAGGAGCTTACAGAGTATTTAAGATATGACGATTCTTTGGAAGATTATTTGAAAAGTGACGGAATCAAAATTATTAAAAAAGAAGAATTTTAGTTTTTACTTTATTTGTGGAGAAAAATCACATGAGTTTATACAGTAGTACAGAAGCAGTGAAAGACAGCGGAGCCTCTTGGGGGCCGGGTCTTTATAAGTTCCTAGTGACTTCATCAGAAGTTCACACTTCCGGGTCAGTTCTTTTTAGAATCAAGACTTGGACAGAAGACGGAGCGGAGGGGCCAGAGAACATTCATTGCTGGCTGAATATCAAGTCTGATAAGCAAGGCGCGAAGGATGAGATTAACAGACGACTTCAAACTCTTTTAGGCAAGACGTCTATTGACGATGCTGGAGAGTTAGTTGGGAAAGCTGGATATGTTGTTATGCAGAAGCCGGGTAAGTATCTAGAGCCTTATCCGTTTGGTGGGTTCTACGATAAGGATAAGAAATCTGCGACTGGTAAAGACAGTAGCGCGGAACGAGTGGCACAGGCTCTTGAGGTCAAGAGTGCTGAAGTAGCGCAGGAAGAAGAGGATCATGGAGACATGCCGTTCTAGTTTTAACCGCCCCCTCTAATTTGGAGGGGGCTCAATTTGTGGAGGATATAAAATGGATAGAGATGGAGTTATTTTTGTATTGGGGATGGTATTTGCGATGCTTTCTTTTATTGGTTTTTTAGTATATCAGAGCAATTCTCAAGACAGGTATATGATAGAGAATGGTTTTAAATGGACCCCTTCTACTAGTGGTCATTGGTCTAAGGAGGTTAAGTAATGAGTGAGCCAGTACTAATCATGGGCGACTCAGGAGCAGGCAAGAGCTACTCTTTGAGGAATATGGACCCGAAAAAGACATTAATCATTAGTGTTGATGGCAAGAGATTGCCGTTTAAAGCTAAGGACTGGCCGAAGATAAGCAGTGATAACCCTGAAGGGAGTTTCTATATTCCTGCTAGAGTGTCACCTTATGGCAAAATTAAGGCTGCTATTAATGCGGCGGTGGACAATGGGAAGAAGAGTATTGTAATTGATGACTCACAGTTCCTTATGGGCAATGAATTCTTTGACAAGGCTATGGAGAAAGGTTTCGATAAATTCTCCGTACTTGGGCAGAACTTCTGGAAGCTCATTGAGTTTGCAAGAGACTTGCCAGATGATATTATTGTGTACTTCTTACACCACATCGAGCGCGACCCTTTTGGGCACATAAAGCCTAAGACTATTGGCAAGATGTTAGATGAGAAGGGTTCTGTTGAAGGGCGCTTTACTATATGTTTACTTGCTGAGAAGGTAGAGGGTGAGAATGTTATTCATGCTCAGCTAGACGATCAGTCATGCGTGAAAGCTCCGTTTGGGATGTTTGAGAAGTCGCCGATGGATAATGATCTGGCGATTGTTGATAAGAGTATTCGTGAATTTTGGGGGTTGTAGGATGATTTTAGAAAGGCAGAGAATCATTGATGCGGCACAGACAATCCTAAAAGTTGCGGAAGGAATTAGCACAGAGGAGTCCAGAAAGGCTGATAATTACGACAGAATGAAGGAATATATGCGAGATATGATTTCCCGTATGCTTAATGAAGATTCTGAGGAGATTAAGAAGTTTGTTGCCCATGCTTGCATGCCCATGAATGAGAGTCGCTCAATCGAGGAGCTAGAATTGGGGGAATTAGTTAGAGGATACGTTGAGTTGAGGGTAAAGAGAGAATCCGAGGAAGTGATTCAAGATTTTAAAAATGCTTATTTGGGGACTCTGAGATAATGCAAATAATCTACTGCGACCAAGGCTCAAAAGAGTGGCACGACATCCGAAAGGGTGTTGCCACCGCCTCTAATTTCAAGAAGATCATCACTCCAACGGGGAAGCCAAGTAAGACGGCCACTAAGTACATGCGCCAGCTTGCTAGAGAATGTGTGATTGATGACCCCCATGGATACGACTCTAAGTACATGGAGTGGGGGCGCAACCATGAGGACGAGGCAAGGGAAACTTACGCACTTATTAAGGATACCAAGATTAGAGAAGTGGGCTTTGTGTTCTCTGAATTCTCTGACCTTGTGGGGTGTTCACCTGATGCCTTGATGGATACCAAAGGCTTGGAGATTAAATGTCCAGCCGTGGACACACACGTTGAATACATGATGGACGGGGTTCTTCCACCGGACTATAAGCTTCAGGTTCATGGCTCGATGGTGGTTACTGGTCTTAAGAAGTGGGACTTTATGAGCTTCTTCCCTGGACTAGAACCCTTCATTCTAGAAGTGGAGTGGGATGAGTTCACCGAAGAAGTTAAGAAATGTTTATTGAACTTTGCGGATGAATATAGCTTCGTGAAGGACGATATTATTAAGACTATAACGCTAAAGGAGAGGTTTTGACGTTAATCAAGGGTGTAGGCGCAAGAGAGAAGAAGTTCACTATTAGATGTAGTGATGAAGAGCATGAGTATTTATTACAGGTTGCTAAGCAGAAGGGCGAGCATAAGGCTACTTACTGGCGAAACATTATACTCAAGGGGTTCCATGAGTGGCAAAAAAAGCACTAAGGCTAGAATGCTGTCATGAAAGTGGACCCAGTTACAAATGAAATCTTTCGAGATTTCTTCCGTTTGGTTACTACACCAAAGAAGAGAAGTAGGAAATGTTTGGGGGTTGGATGTAATGAAACATTCATCTCCCAACATGCAGGGCATAGGAAGTGCTCTAAGTGTTCACTGAAGAAAGGAGCTTGGTATGCGTGAGTTATTTTGGGGATTTCTACTTTGGATGTTTGTAGCGTCCTTTGTATTTCAATGGAGGCATCCAGAGATGAATGCGGTTCAGTTTTGGAAGCATTTTAAAGAGGCTATGTGTTTTGAGGTGGTGAGATAATGAAAGAAGATTTTATTCACCCTAAGCTAGGAAAGATTATAGTTGGCGATACTATCGTATTTGGAGAGGGTGTTTTCAGCAAAGAGAAGTCGAGAACTTACAGGGTTGATAAGGTTTGTGATGAATCTATTACTGTTAGCCCTTGTGTAGACAAGAAGGGGAGTAGATAATGCCTGGAGGAAGACCAAAGAAGACTTTAGAGGATTTGCCTAAGGATTGGGACAAGGGAGTTTTTGAGCTAGCTGAACAAGGCGCTTCTGATGTTGAGCTTAGAGTTTATCTGAACATATCACCTGATTTATGGTACAGATTCCTTAAAGAAGAGCCTAAGTTTTCTGAAACCATAAAAAGGTGCTCAGAAGTTTGCGAGGTTTGGTGGCAGAAGCAAGGGCGCTTGAACTTAAGAGACAAGGAGTTTTCTCCCACTCTTTGGTACATGAACATGAAGAACCGATTCGGATGGGCTGACAAGAAAGAAGTTGACCACACAACAGGCGGAGAAAAGATTACCCAGATTGAACGAGTGATAATGAAGGACGGGGATAAGTGAGATTCTCAGAAGTCCAAGGCTCAGATTTCAAGCACCTTCCTGACATGCCAATTCATTTGACGATCAAGCAAGCAAAGGAAGAGATTAAGAAAGTGGATAGCGAGTGGAAAAAGGCGCTCGCTTTAATGCAGGAGATTACACCGGATGAGTGAAAATAATTTATATGTAGCAAATGACTCATCTAATACACCAATTCTTAAGGGACATTTTGATGACCCTAGAACTATTGAGTTCTTGAATGATGGAGAAATTATAGTTTCAGTCCATGTTGATACTGGAAAGGTGACTTTAAAAGAGGGTGTTTCTTATGATGAGGCATCTAAAAGGTTCTGGAAATGTGTTGAGATGAATTTTAAGACTAGAGTGTCAGAACTAGAGGAAGAAGTGGACAATTTAAAAGATAGAATTTATGAGATGGGAGAGAGAATGTGAGTGAAAAACACACAATAACGCTAGGAGCTTCAGATACTCTTTATGAAGTTCCGCTTATGGTTAAGAAGTTCTTAGAGAAACAACAAGAAGTCTTCCATGAGATGCGCAGGCAGATGAACGCAGCTAATGAGGCTCTGGACAAGGCTTATAAGAAAGGCTTTCAGGAGGGTAAAGAGTCTATGATGGTGGATATAACTAAGTTATGAGCTACATCACAGGCCCAGTCATTTGCATGAATTGCAAGTATGAATATGTTGCAGTAAGACCAGTTGAAGCGGTTCAAGGGCTTGAGTGTCCTAAGTGTTTTAAGTATCATGTTGTGGAGAAGATAGACGTAGTATGATAAATACAAATACAGCTCCAAGATTTAGTGGAGTCAATGGTGTTGCGATTGGTCAGAATGCGCTCAAGTACGTTTCTCATGTCAAGACAGAGTGTTGTAGCGAGTGCAAGGAGCCTATTTACTGGGGCGGTCGAAGTGCAACAGATGGTGAGGAAGTTCTTTTCTATCATGCTAATTGTAAGCCAAGTTGAAACTACAAATTAAAACCCCTCCATGGGCTGAACCTCTTCTTGATGATGCGCCATATAAAGCAGCATACGGAGGAAGGGGTGGAGGAAAGAGTTATTTCTTTGCTGGCCTTTTAGTTGAAGAGCACTTAGCGAATCCAGACCAAAGGACAGTCTGTATTCGTGCTGTTCAAAACTCAATAACTCAGTCAGTGAAAGAAGTTATTGAAGAAATGATTTATGAGTATGGAGTTGAAGACTCATTTATTATTAATAAGACTGAGATTCTCAATAAGCATGGCCGAGGAATTATCATGTTCAAAGGTATGCAAAGCTATAATGCTAGCAATATAAAGTCTCTTCAGGGTTGCGACAGGGCATGGATTGAGGAAGCTCAAGACCTGTCTTATGTTGCATGGACTTATCTTGATCCAACGATAAGAAAGGAAGGCTCTCAAATCTGGGCAAGTTGGAATCCTGAGAATGAAACAGACCCTATTGATGTGATATTTAGAAAGAACCCACCGACAGGGACAGTGATTGTGAATGTGAATATTCATAATAACCCTTGGGCAACTGAAAAGAATCTTCAACAGATGAATGATTGCATGAAGCGTGATATGGATGAATATAGGCATATCTGGCTAGGTGAGTACAAGGAGATGAGTGAAGCCAGAGTCTTCAAGAACTGGACAGTTGAAGAATTCGAGACAGACAAGCACGCAGTTCTACGATTCGGTGCAGACTGGGGATTTGCTACTGACCCCACTTGCCTTATCCGTGGGTACGTTGAGGGACGAAACCTCTATATAGATTACGAAGCTTATGCTATTGGATGCGAGATTGTAGATACTCCTGACCTTTTTATGACAGTGCCAGAGGCTGAGAAGTGGCCCATTGTTGCCGACTCAGCTAGGCCGGAGACTATTTCACACATGAAAAACCATGGCTTCCCTAAGATTATGAAGGCAGTCAAAGGAGCTAAGAGTTTAGAAGAAGGAATTGAGTTTCTGAAGTCTTATGACATCATAGTTCACCCTAGATGTAAGCATGTTATTGACGAGCTAACGCACTACAAGTACAAGGTTGATCCTCTTACTAGCGCCGTGACACCCGTTTTAGAGGATAAACATAACCATTTGATAGATGCGCTTAGATATGCATTAGAGTCGATCAGAAGGGCATCTAAGACAAAAAAGAAGGTTCAGGCCCGTCCCGTCAGAACTAGATCAGGTTGGTAGAACTTAGATAAAATCTAGAATATTGTCATGCCTAACCTTGACAGTATTCACCAAACAGCCCTTAAACGCTTTGACGACATTCAAGGAGTCGTAAAAGATGAAAGGGAACAGTGTCTGAAGGATAGAAGATTTTATTCTATTGCCGGGGCACAATGGGAAGGTGACTTAGCTGAGATATACGACAACAAGCCGAAGTTTGAAGTTAATAAGATTCACCTTTCTGTCATTCGTATCATTAACGAGTACAGAAACAACCGCATCACTGTCAACTTTGTAAGCAAGAAAGGCAAAGACGACAAGTTAGTTGACTTATGCAACGACCTTTACAGAGCAGATGAGCAAGACTCCTGCGGAGATGAAGCTTATGATAACGCTTTTGAGGAAGCAGTTGGAGGCGGAATTGGTGGTTGGAGACTCAGGGCAGAGTACGAAGACGAGGAAGACGAGGAGAACGATTACCAGCGTATCCGCATCGAGCCTATTTACGATGCTGACAGTTCTATATTCTTTGACTTAGACGCTAAGAAGCAAGACAAGTCAGATGCCAGATTCTGCTTTGTGCTTAGCTCAATAAGTGCAGAAGCTTACAAAGACGAGTTTGGCGATGATCCAGACTCATGGCACAAGTCTATTCATGATTGGGAGTTTGACTGGAATCAGAAGGACAACATCTTCCTGGCTGAGTATTACGAGCTTGAGAAGACCTCTGCTGTTCGTATAACTTACGAAGATGCTAATGGAGTCCAGTCTAAGTACTGGGAAGATGAGTTAGAAGAAGACCCAGATTTACTAGCAATTCTAGAGGCTACGGCAACTGAAGTATCGAGACGTAAAGTTAAGAAGACTAGAGTTCACAAGTACTTGATGTCTGGTGGAAAGGTTCTAGAAGATTGTGGATTCATTGCAGGTAAACATATCCCGATCATTCCAGTTTATGGAAAGAGATGGTTTGTAGACAATAAAGAGAGAGCCATGGGCCACGTTAGGCTTGCTACAGACTCTCAAAGGCTTAAGAACATGCAAATGAGCCAACTTGCAGAGATTTCCGCATTGTCACCAAGAGAAAAGCCTATCTTAACACCTGAACAGATTGCAGGTAATGAAGTTACATGGGCAGACGACAATATTGAGAACTACCCATACTTATTAGTTAACCAAATCGAGGACGCAGACGGCAATATAATGCCATCCGGCCCGATTGGCTACACGAAAGTCCCGAGCATTCCTCCTGCAATGGCCGCATTATTACAGATGACTGAAGCTGATATGTCAGATGTATTAGGCCGTCAGGAGGCTGGCGAGGAATTGCAACCGAATATAAGCGGTAAAGCTGTTGAGTTAATACAGAATAAGCTTGACATGCAGGCTTATATCTACATGTCTAACTTTGCCAAAGGTATGAAGCGATGTGGTGAGGTTTGGCTCTCAATGGCTAAAGAACTCTACATTGATGAAGGTAGAGAGATGAAGCGAGTTAATGAAAATCAAATCACTTCTAGTTCTATGCTTATGGAGCCTGGCATTGATGAGAAGGGAGAGGCTACTTTCTTGAACGACTTAGGCATGGCTGACTTAGACGTGTCCGTTGAGGTTGGTCCTAGCTCATCTAGCAAAAGAGCTGCGACAGTTCGAGCTATCACAGGAATGATGCAGGTTACAAGTGATCCAGAGACTCTACAGGTTCTTAATGCCATTGGTATGATGAACATGGAGGGTGAGGGATTATCTGATGTGCGCGAATACTTCAGAAAGAAACTAGTTGCCATGGGCGCAGTTGAGCCAACTGAGGACGACAAGGCAGCAATGGAGGCGCAGGCAGAAGCTAACGCAGAACCAGACGCTAACACACAATTCCTACAAGCTTCCGCAATGGAGGCGCAAGCAAAAGCCCAGAAGGCACAAGCTGACACTGTTAAGACCTTAGCAGATGCAGAGCTTTCAAAGGCTAAGACGGCTAACACAGAGGCCGACACTTTAGAGAAAATGGTTTCCATTCCACCACAAGTGAATGAGTATTTTACGGAGTAAGGTCACATGACTACAACATTAGCAGAGGAGCCAGAAGTAATTCAAGAAGAAGAAACTCAACCAGTTGAGGAAGTTGTTGAAGAAGTCGTTGCGGAAGAGGTTGCCGACGAGCCAGTTCAAGAAGAGACACAAGAGGATGAGGAAATTGAAGTTACTATTGGGGAGGAGTCGCTAGCCTCACAAGAAGATACTGAACAAGATTCGTCAGTCATCCGCAATTTAAGGAAGAATCAGAGGGAACAAGCAAAATTAATCAAAGAACAAAAGAAGAGACTTGAAGAGCTTGAGGGGCCAAAGGTTCCAGAGCTAGGCAAGAAGCCTTCTTTAGAGGATTTCGACTATGATACTGAGAAGTTTGAAGAAGCTTTAACAGCATACCATGAGCGCAGACGAGAGATTGCAGTTCATGAGGAAGAGGCTAACAGACTTGAACAGGAGCAATCCAAGCGATGGGAAGAGAAGCTTAATGCTTACGAAGAGGCCAAAAGTAAGCTAAAGGTTCCTGATTTCGCAGAAGCTGAAGAGGTTGCTAGAGACACATTAGACGAAAGCCAACAAAGTATCATTGTTAATTGTGCAAAAGACCCCGCTCTTTTAGCTTACGCGATAGGTAAAGACCCTGCAAGAGCTGAGAGACTTTCTAAAATTAAAGACTATGCGCAGTTTGCGTATGAACTAGGTAAACTGGAGAAAGATTTGAAAGTATCAAAAAAATCAAAACCATCACCAGAGAGGAAGATTTCTTCCACTGGTACTTCAACTGGTTCAGTTGAGGACAAATTAGAACAACTACGCGAAGAGGCTGCTGTTACTGGCGACATGTCAAAGGTTGTAGCTTACCGCAAAAAACACAACTTATAACAAAAGGAATAATTTAATATCATGGCTAATACTTTTAGTAAAGAAGAAAGAGTTGCCTTCGAGGATATTCTAGCAGGTTTTAATGATGCTTGCGTGATCTCCAAGAATGTAGCAACTTATGGAACACAAGGTCAGTTGATGGAGCGTGCACAAGACACAATCTGGAGACCTCAACCTTACATCATGACTTCACAAAACAGAACTTTAGGTTCTGCTGTGACTGCTCAAGATGCAAAACAGCTTTCTGTACCAAGTACATTAGGCTACAAGAAGAACGTAACATGGCAGCTTGACGCTCTTGAGCTTCGTGACCAGTTACAAGATGGAAGACTTGGTAAGTCTGCATATCAAAGACTATCTAGCGACGTTAATAGCGCTGTGCGTGACGTAGCTTCTCTAGAGGGAACTCTAGTTGTTGCACGTTCTGGGGCTGCTGGCGATTATGATGACATTGCAGCCGCTGAGACATTAATGCTTGAACAAGGTATTGATGGGGATAGATGCTTGGCTCTTACTGCTAAGGACTACAACGGACTTGCTGGTGACTTAGCTGGTAGAGGAACTATGAACAAGCTACCTACTAGCGCTTATGAGCGTTCACAACTTGGTATGATTGCTGGTTTTGACACTCTTAAAATTGATGCTGGCAAGCGTATCGCTGCTGCTGGTGCTTCTAGTATCACAATTGATACTACTGGCTCTCAGGTTGAGTATGTGCCGTTATCTAGTGAGTCTACAACTGCTGGTGAGATTAATGTCGATAACAGAACACAGTCTGTAACTTTCAGCTCAACTACTGGTATGGTTGCTGGTGACTGTTTTACTATCGCAGGTCTAGAAGCTGTACACCACATCACTAAAGATACTACTGGCGAGCTTAAGACTTTCCGTATCATCTCTGTGACTAATGGAACAACTGCGGTAATCTCTCCACCTATGATCGGTGGCGGTGGTGGTACTGACGCTGAGCTTCAATACCAAAACATTAATGTGGCTAGTACTTCTGCGACTGCTGCTGTTGTTTGGTTGAATGCTAATGCTGCTGGTGCCAATCCATTCTGGGCTAAAGAGTCTATCGAGATTCTTCCTGGACGTTACGCTGTACCAACTGACCAAGGCCCTGCGGTTCTTCGTGGAACTACTGACCAAGGTCTAGAAGTGACTATGACTAAGCAATTTAGCAATAGTACATTCACTTCTACATACACCCTAGATATTCTCTTCGGTGTTGTAAATACTAACCCAGAGATGAACGGTATCATCTTATTCGGTCAGTAAAATTTAAACTGGGAGGGCCTCCGGGCCCTCCCTCTTTTTGAGGTTATTAATGATAGTATATAAAACACCGGGACACCACAGAGGGAATAAGGGCAAGACCTTTGACTACAAGGGATGTACTGAGGAAGAAGCTCCAGAGCTATTAAATAATGGCTGGTACTTAACACTTGAAGAAGCCGAAGAAGGTAAGATCAAGGAAGAAGTTATTGAGATAGAAGAGGATGACACTCTACTAGATCAATTCAAAGCAGACCCAGAAAGCTTAACTAAGGCTCAGCACATTGCATTAGGCAAAGAGTTTGGCTTAAAGCTTACAATGTCTTACAATGAATCTACAATGATAGAGAAAATACAGAATGAGCTGGACTAAGCAACAATTTGTTGACGCAGCTTATGAGGAAATAGGCTTAGCCTCATTCAACTACCAAATCACCCCAGAGGAAGAACAATTTGCTCTCAAACGATTAGACGCATTGCTGGCGGAGTGGAATGCTAGGGGAATTAGACTGGGCTTTCCTATTTCAGATAACCCGTTGAACGCTGAACTTGATGAAGACACATATGCCAAGGACTCAGCCAACGAGGCTATCTTCTTAAACTTAGCTATAAGAATAGCTCCTTCTTATGGCAAGCAAGTCTCTAGAGAGACTAAAACAGGAGCAAAGAAAGCGTATAACACACTCCTTAATCTGTCTGCACAACCTACAAGCATGAGGCTTCCTAGTTGTATGCCAGCAGGTGCAGGGAATAAGAAATGGCGCTGGAATGATTCACCATTTTTAAGACAGCCAGAAAGACCGCCAGAGATTGGCCCAGATACTTACTTAGACGAGGCATAATGAGCACAAGACCATCCATACAAAGCACCTTTTCAAATAGTGATCAGGTCATTATATACTCCGGCACTAATCAAGACTGGAGAAGTGTAAGCGCTGCAACTTTCTTAGATTGGATTAATGAAGAGTTTGCTGCTCCTGACCCAATCACTCAAAGGAATGTCCCTGTAAGCGGTGACACTGTTGCAGTGACGGACACAGGCGACTCATACTGGCTCTTGTTGTTGCCTGCTGGCACATTAGCCACACTATCAATTACATTGCCTGCCGTTGCCAACTGTGTAGACGGACAGACTATCAACGTGACTAGCTCACAAACTATAACAGCGCTAACCATTAATAACAATGGTGCTACTGATGTGATCGGAGAGCCTAGCACAATGGGCGCTACTTCTCCTTTTACTTTGAAATTCGACAAAACTTCTCTTACCTGGTATAAAATATAATGAGTGAACAAAAAGCCTTTAGTCCTGCCTCAAATGGGACCGCAACATTAACAGCAACTAGTTCTTCTTCTAGTGCTAAATTTGCTGGTGTTGCTAAAACTAATCAAGTAGTGGTGACAAACGTAGGGACAGAAGTTGTATTTGTAGAGTTTGGCGAAGACGCGGCAACTGCTTCGGCTACTAGCTACCCAGTGCTCCCTAACTCACAGGTGACACTTACTAAGCCTATCTATTATGAGTATGTGGCCGTTTACGCTGCTTCAGGTAGTCATACTGTTTATGTAACTTCTGGCGAGGGTCTATAAGATGTTAAAGGCTATAGCTGGTGGAGTTATTGAGCAGTCTGGAACCTTTACCCCAAGTATGACCAACATAGGCACAGGCACATTTTCAGAAGCTACAGGGAAGTATCAAAAGTACGGCACTACCTGCATAGCTCAGATAAACATTGATATTTCAGCGGTGGGAACAGCCAGTGGAAATGTTGAAGTAACCAATATGCCATTTGTAAACGCTGGCTCTAGGGCTGC